GCAACAAATACCGCCAGAGGTGCAACAGCGCATCCAAGGCGTGCAGCAACAGATGCAGCAGATGCCGCCAGAGGAAGCTCAAGCGGCCAGTATTGAAATTCAGATGTTACTGGATCAGTTTTCAGCACCTATCTTGGCGCAATTGACACAAGAATTTTTGCAATCAATCGGCCAGGGCGATGAAACCGATCCTTTGGTTGCAATCAGGCAGCAAGAATTGTCGCTGAAAGATAAGCAAATCGATCAAGAGCAGACCCAGTTTGAGATGAAAGCAGGTCAGCGTGGGCAAGAGAAATTGTTAGAAAGCGAAATTCAGCGTCAGCGCATTAATGTACAAAAAGATGTTGCGGATGATAAGCTGGATTTGTCGATTCAACGGTTGAAGCAACAAGCTGATTTAAAATTGCTTGAATTAGAGCAAAAAATGAGAGCTTAGGTTCCAGGAGCTAACAACATGAACAGTACCCGAGTAGAAGAAGTTGCGGCGTTGCGAGCGCAAAAAAAATTAGATCGTAAGGCCGAAGAGGACGCAGCCCTCGCCACAGCTGAAGCTGAAACGAAAGCTCACGAGGCGAACATGGCAAGAATTGCCAAAAAAATGGCGAGTTTTGCTGGAGAAGTTGGAGCAATCACGATTGCAGAAGAGCCCGCTCCGCCACCAGCTCAAGAGCTGCCTCCGGTTAAGTCCAAGCCAGTAGCCAAGAAAGCGGCTAAGAAAGTGGCTAAGAAAGTGGTAGCAATGAAACCAAGTACGAGTGGCCGATCAAAGGCCATCAAACGTAAAAAATAGGAGTAAACAGTTATGGCCATCAAAAAAGTGCCTAGCAATAAGTCGTTTGAAAAGCCAAACCCAAATGCCATCGGCAAGAATAATGGTGTTACCTCCATTGTGGATATGAAGGGCAAGGGAGCAGCGACCAAGGGACTCAAGTTCAAAGTCAGGAATTAATATGGAAGACGACCTGACTTATTACGACGTGGTGAAGAAACTCATCAAAGATCGCGAAAATCAGATTTCGCAAACACTTATGTCCGGCGCACTAAAAGATATGGAACATTACAAATTTTTGCATGGCGAGCTTTCTGCGCTATACTACATCGATACCGAGCTCAGAGAGCGCAATAAAAGTAATTGATGATGGCAAAACTTGAGAATGTAACCAGTGCGTATGTTGAGGCGGATGATCGCGTGCTAGATCCCACGATCCTCGACGAAAGCGTTTTAAACCGAATGCCGCAACCTACAGGTTGGCGAATGCTGGTGTTGCCTTACGCCGGAAAACTTGAGTCAAAGGGCGGCATAGCCTTTACAAAAGAAACCATAGACAAGGAAGCGTTGGCCTCAGTCGTTGCTTTTGTCGTCAAACAAGGCCCACTTTGCTATGGTGACAAAGCCAAGTATGGTGAGAAGAAGTGGTGTGAAGAAAAGCAATGGGTTTTGATAGGCCGTTACTCGGGCGCTAGGTTCAAGCTTGAAGATGGCGCTGAATGCCGAATAATTAACGACGATGAAGTGATTGCTACCATTCTTTCCCCTGACGATATATTGAGCGTGTGACTATGATAGAAAATGCCAATCAAGCTGAAGAGCAAGAAATTGAGATTAGCGTCGAAGACGATGCTGTTGTAGAGGCTAAGCCTAGTCAAGATGACGAGCTGGAAACCTACACAAAATCGGTTTCCAAGCGAATCAACAAATTAAACGCAAAAACGCGCGCAGCTGAAGAGCGAGCGCAAATGGCTGAGCAGATTGCGCACCAACGAGAGGCCGAAATACAGGCTTTGCGCAGTCATTCTCAAGCGCAAGCAGGAACTGTCCTTTTGAAAGAAGAGGAGGCGATGGTTGCCAAAGAAGCGCAAGCTGACGATCTCTATAAGAAAGCGATCGAATCTGGCGATGCGGATTTAATGAGCAAGGCAGACACTTTAAAAAGTGATCTGAGCATTCAGAAGGAAAAGATTCGCCTAGCAAAAAACAGGCAGGATACCGAACAAGCTCAATACAATCAGGCAGTTCAGCAACAGGTTGCCCAACCGCAACAGCAGCAACAACAACAACCTGCTGTAGAGCCGACGACTGAAGCTCTGGGTTGGTATGAGCAAAACAAGTGGTACGGAGATGCGGACGACAAAGGTAACCTCGAGGCTACCCAGTTTGCATACTTCCAGCACTACAATCTTATAAATGAAGGGCACGAGCCCGATTCTGACGAATATTATGACGAATTGAACTCTCGTGTTTACAAAGTGTACCCGCACCTGCAGAATGCAAGTGTAAGTAAGGACGCGCAAGCCGAAGCCAAACCCTCTGTGCAAAGAGTTGCTTCAGCTACTGTTGGTAGTAGCCGTCAAAAAACACAAGGCAAGAAGAATGGCGTTACATTTTCGAGGTCAGAAGTAGAGCGCCTTAGAGGCTTGAAGCCGCATAACATGAGCGAAGATGCTTGGTTGAAGCGGGTTGCAGTTGAAAAACAAAGAATAGCTTCTAGGGAGGCAATGTAATGACTCAGGAAATTAAAGCGCCAAGCAGAAACTCTCGTGATTCCGAGACGCACGATAAAACTACTCGTAGGAAACCATGGCGACCAGTAAGGAAGCTAGAAACTCCGCCGGCTCCACCAGGATTTACATATCGCTGGATAAGGGAGTCGATGTTGGGACAAGAAGATCGCGCGAACGTCAGCAGACGTTTACGAGAAGGTTGGGAACTCGTTAGAGGGACTGATCTTCCGAGCGAATGGCAACTTCCAACAGCGGATGATCATAGCCGCCATGCTGGCATCGTTTATAATGAAGGATTGCTGCTTGCAAAAATACCGAACGAAACTGTCGAAGAGCGACGTGAATATTATCAAGGTAAGTCTCACGACGCAGTATCCGCTTTGGACAACAGTGTTTTCAACCAAAGCCGGAAAGATAGCTCTTATGTGAAGTATGATCCCCAGCGGAATTCAAGCGTGACCTTCGGCAAGAAATAACTAATGTGCATTTTGCACTTAACCAATAATCTATTTAGGAGAAAACAAAATGGCGAATAAAGACGCTAGCTTTGGTTTGAAACCTGTAAGAATGATTGGTGGGGCTCCGTATAATGGCGGACAGTCACGTTATCGTATTGCTTCTTCTTATGGCACGAGTATTTTCCAAGGCGACTTGGTTATGCAGGTAACCGGTGGCGGCATTGAGATTCATGCTGTTTCCGGAACCGTACCATTGGTTGGAGTTTTTAACGGCTGTAGCTACACGGACCCAACCACGGGCGAACAGGTATTCAGTAACTTTTACCCGGCCAGTACGGCTGCTTCAGACATCATAGCTCTCATTATTGATAGCCCTGACGTTGTCTATGAAATACAGGCTGATGAAGCCTTCCCAGTGGCAGATTTGCTCGGTAACTTTGATGTCGTAAAGACCAACGCCGGCTCTACCAAAACTGGTATTTCTGGTGATGAAGTCGATGTATCAACCGGAGCGACAACTGCCACTTTACCCCTGAAAGTAATTGACGTATCTCAGGACCCCAGTAACCAAGATGTCGGCTCATCTAACACCAACGTATATTGCGTGATTCAAAACTCAATATTCGGTGTTAAGTCTGCCGGTCTGGCATAAAGGAGAATAAGTAATGGCTATTTCCAGAGCACAATTAGCTAAAGAGCTAGAGCCTGGCCTGAACAGCTTGTTCGGCCTTTCTTATGATGAGTACACTCAAGAGTATGCTGAGATCTTTGCTACAGAGGACTCTCAACGGGCCTTTGAAGAAGAAGTGTTGATCACTGGTTTCGGTGGAGCTCCGGTAAAAACTGAAGGTGGATCGGTTGATTTTGACCAAGCCACTGAAAGCTATACCGCACGCTACACACATGAAACAATCGCACTGGCATTCGCTTTGACAGCAGAAGCAGTAGAAGATAACCTTTATGACTCCTTGGGCAAGCGCTACAGTAAAGCCCTTGCAAAATCAATGGCTAACACCAAAGAAGTCAAAGGTGCCGATGTTCTCAACAATGCATTTTCTTCGTCTCACACAGGCGGCGACGGCGTTTCTCTGATCAATACTGCGCATGTCCTTGCGGGCGGTGGCACAGCGGCGAACAGAGCTACATCAATGGCAGATCTCAATGAGACGTCCCTAGAGGATGCCCTTATTGACATTAGTTCCTTCACCGACGATCGTGGATTGACGATTTCTGTACAGGCAGAAAAACTTGTAGTTCCAAGCGAACTGGTTTTTGTGGCTGACAGGATTCTAAACTCGCAAGGACGTCCGGGTACTGCTGATAATGATTTGAACGCGATCAAGAGCACTGGTGTTCTTTCTGGCGGATACACAGTTAATCATTATCTCACGGACCCAGACGCTTTCTTCTTGTTGACGTCTGTGACATCTGCTGGCGAAGGCCTCAAGATGTTCCAGCGCAGCGCGATGGAAACGTCAATGGAGCCTGACTTCACGACTGGTAACATTCGTTACAAAGCTCGTGAGCGCTACTCTTTCGGCTTTTCTGACTGGAGGGGTATATACGGGTCACAAGGAGCCTAAAAGGCTCTTAGAAGCGAAATGGTGGCCTCTCAGGCACCTATTTTTGCATGACTCTAACCCTATATTTTGGTCTTACCAAAAAATAGGGGGCAAAGAAACTAAAAGGGACCTTCGGGTCCCTTTTTTTATGCGTAAATTCTCTTTGTATAAAAACTTGCACATAACGACACGATCTATATAATCAAGATCTCACTCAATTAAACGGGTCAGTAAAATGGACTTGAGTCTAAATTGGTCAAAAGGTGAAAAGCAGTCGGACGGCCGGTTGCTTAAAACCGCCAAGCCTACGCCTGAGTTTTGGTCGCTCTGGAAGGTCAAGAAAGTGTCCATTAGAAAAGCTGGTTACACAGTCATTAAGATTAATGACGCTTGGCTGGTCGCCCAGTTTGTGGACGACAACGCGGCGATTGAGCAGTCAGCGGCCACTAGCTCAGACATGGAAATACCTGTGCCAGACGGCTTAGCTTACCTACCGTTTCAAAAGGCTGGCATTGCTTATGCTTTGAAGAGAAAAAGCTGCTTGATTGCGGATGAGATGGGTTTGGGTAAAACAATTCAGGCAATTGGCACAATAAACGCCACAAATCCAAATACGGTCTTAGTGGTTTGCCCAGCGTCTTTAAAGCTCAACTGGAAGAACGAAATGGTCAAATGGCTTGTATCTGAGCGAACGATCAATGTAGTTAACGGTGGTGGCGAGCACATACCGAATGATCCTGACGTGGTTATTATTAATTATGATGTCCTCACAAAACACGCCAAAGCGCTTCAGTCTAGGACGTGGGGCATGGTAATCATGGACGAAGTGCATAAGATTAAAAATCCTAAAGCCAAGCGAACGGTTGTGGCTGTCAGCATCAAGGCCAAGCGCAAATTAGCGCTTACAGGCACCCCGATAACCAATAGGCCAATTGAGTTACAGCCGATAGCGGGTTACTTGGACCATGATTCTTTCGGCAATTTCTTTAATTTTGCAAGAAAGTATGCTGGCGCCTATAAAAGCCGATTCGGCTGGGATTTTAGTGGCTCTTCAAACCTAGACGAGCTGCAAAGAAGGTTGCGCCAGTCTTTTATGATTAGAAGAAAAAAAGACGAAGTGCTTAAAGAGCTGCCATCAAAAGTGCGTCAGGTAATAGTTTTGCCCAGCAAGGCATACAGCGGGGAGCTTACCAAAGAGTTTGATGCTTTGGCTGACGCGGTATCAGACACTACCTACGACGACGTTTCCTTTGAGCAAATGTCTGGTGTTCGCCACGAAATGGCGTTGGCGAAGGTTGACGACGTGGTTGAGCACCTGAAAGAAATTGACCATCAGGTTGTTGTGATGGCCCACCATAAAGATGTCGTTGAGGGTATCAAGCTTGGTTTGGAAGCGGTTGGCAAAACCGTGGTTACGCTGACCGGCGACTGCAATCAAGCGCACAGACAAAATGCTGTAGATACATTTCAGGCTTCCAAAGCAGATGTCTTTATCGGCACGATCGGTGCAGCTGGGGTTGGAATAACGCTGACAGCGGCAAGCCATGTGGTTTTTGCAGAGCTTTCGTGGGTTCCTGGTGACGTTTCACAGGCTGAAGATCGTTGCCACAGGATTGGGCAGCAGGATTCGGTCCTAGTGCAGCATCTGGTTGTCGATGGATCTCTGGATGCCCGAATGGCTGAGGTCTTGGTGAAGAAACAGAAAATTCTGGATCGAGCGCTTGATGACGTTCAGGTTCTGCCCGCTATTTCTATCAACGATCTGGCGCTTGGCATCAAAGCTAATTATCGGTAGAATGCAAAACTATATTTAATTTAGCTGGGTGCTCCGTTTATCCTCCGGTCAGGAACCCCTAAAACTGACACTTAGCTTATGCTTGGGGCCGAAAGGCCCCTTTTTTATGGCTGACACTTTCCAAAACGGTGCTATACTCGGCCGGTCTAGGATAATTTTTGATTCTATCGACCGACCTAGCGGACATTCGCCAAGACGATAGATGAGTTTCCGAGGAGGAAATTATGGCTAATTCAACTTTTAATGGGCCAGTCCGGTCCGAAAACGGTTTCAAAACTATTGATGTGACCGCCAAAACTGGCGCTGTTACTGATGGCCTAGTGATTAATTCAGACGGTAATATTTTTACCGATGCTGGTGGGCATACGCAATATGTTGCAGCAACAGGTTATGGACCCGCAGACTTTATCGTAGGTAAGGGCGGTAGCCAGTACGGCACTGTCGATCCTTTCACTTCAGGACTTACAGAGTTATTTCCTTTAGGCAGCAGATTGCTTTACGGTAATACCGTTTATGCTTATGGTCGATTGGCTGCAACTGCTGTTACGGCAGGTAAATGCGTAACTCACGCAGCTTCAATCGCACATCACTTTGATCTAACGCCAACC